TTCATAACTAAATCAGAAGGATTACGCTGGCATTTAATACAAACAATGGCAGGTGATCAGACTGATGGTTACGGTGGTTGTCCTGGTATTGGTATCAAACGTGCAGTAGCTATCTTTGAGAAGGATGGTTATACGTGGGAAGCAGTAGTCAAGACATTTGCTGAGAAAGATCTCGGTGAAGATATCGCTTTACAGAATGCACGGCTTGCCAAGATCCTAACAATAGATGAGTATGACTTCGACAACAAACAGGTTCGACTTTGGACCGCCAATGCCGATTACGCAGTTAACCCTTGAACAAGACTTAAAGATGCGTCAGATAGAAGATGCATTAAAGGAAGCAGATAAGAATGATATTGTCACAGTATATTTAGCACTACAACGCCAATGTTTCGTACTTGGCAATAACATTTCACAACTAGTTAAGACATGGCCAAATCACCTGAGCATTACGGAAACAACTGGAAGGTCGGAGACTTCATCAACGAACAAGGATTGAGTTTCTTTCTAGGTAATGCTATCAAATACATCTGCCGCTGTGAATACAAAGGCGACAAAACAAAAGATCTGACTAAAGCAATCCACTACCTACAGCATGAACTTGAAAACACAATATATGAATCAGAGCTTACTGGACCAAGCGGAAGCTTTCCGAACAGCTTACAATTTGCCAGTGACTGGGAAGAGTGGGAGACAGACCCAGAAGAGTTTGATCGATGAAGAGTGGAGTGAATTCCACGAAGCATATCACCACGAACCAGAAGAGAATCAACTTAAAGAACTAGCTGACCTTGTATATGTCTGCTTTCAATATGCAGCATCCCAGGAGTGGGACCTAGACGAGGCTATGAGGCGTGTACATAGGTCAAACATGTCCAAGCTAGGAGAAGACGGTAAGCCTATCTACAGACCCGATGGGAAGGTTCTGAAGGGACCTAATTACAAACCACCAACACTATCTGATTTACTTTAATGACTAATAACTATATCTCCCGTACAGGACGGGTTCAATCCTGGATTGATGACCCAACAGGTCGCTTACCTGTTAGCTGCACGGTATTTGTAGTTGACAATGAAATGCAAGGTCCAAATGGTATTGAAGCCAGTTGGAAGTTTGCTTCACATGCACTTAGGTATGGTGCTGGCTGTGCCATTCACCTATCTAATCTTGACCCTAAGGGTTATGTCAGAGAGTCTGGTGTAGTTGCGTCAGGCCCTGTCAGCTTTGGCAAAATCTATTCAACATTAAATGAGATTCTACGAAGAGGAGGGATTTACAAAAATGGTGCAATCGTACTTCATCTGGACCTATGTCATGCTGATGCTAGGGACTTTATTGATACTCCTAGATCCGAACTCCCCTGGGTCAAACGATGCATCAACATCACCAAAGAGTGGTGGGAGGATTGTACGTTTAAGGGTGATCTCCTACGAGGAATCCAAAGCGGCGACATCTGGCTCAACAAAGTAAGACACAACGATAAAGGAGAACGTATTTATGGAAACGTCTGTCTTGAGGTTTACCTGCCATCACGAGGAACTTGCTTGTTGCAGCACGTCAATCTCGGTGCCTGTGAGTTCGACGACATCCCAAGAGCTTTTGTTGAGGGTATGTCCGAACTGTGCACACTCCATAGCCAAACAGGTGTTGGAGAGTCTGGTGAGTACTTGTCACCCGCAGTGGATAGACAAGTCGGATTGGGAGTGCTTGGACTTGCCAACCTCCTAAGGCGGTATGGAGTGACATATGAACAATTTGGTAGAGCACTAACTCAGTACAACAACAATCAACCTATCCGCTCCGCAGCTTATGAACTTGTCTCACAATTTGCTTCAGGAATTAATCAAGCAGCCGAAGTTGCTAGGTACCATAATATGGTTCGGGCCTTTGCTATTGCACCAACCGCCTCTTGCAGTTATCGAAGCATCGATGTGGATGGTTATACTGCAACACCAGAAATCGCTCCACCTATCTCGCAGACAGTCGATCGCGACTCAGGTACTTTCGGAGTACAAACTTATAACTATGGCGACGTAGAGATTGCGTCAGAAGTAGGCTGGGAAAACTATAAGAGAGTTGCTGATGGTCTGATGACCATGTATCAACGCACGGGACTTCTTCACGGTTATAGCTTCAATTCTTGGAGTGACTTGGTAACCTATGATGATATTTTCATTGAAGAGTGGCTGCTATCTCCGCAGACCTCCCTTTATTACTCCCTTCAAGTGATGGGAGATGTTCAAGATAAATCAGATGCTTATGCAGCACTAGATGAAGCAGAGGTAGATGATTACTTGCTAAAACTATTTGAAAACTCAGAACTAGAACCAATTACATGTGATTGTCAGGAATGAACCCTTATTTAAAGCTACAACAACGTAAAAGAAAATGGACACCAGTTCAAACAGAAGCTGGTCAAGTAAGAGAAGGATCAGAAGAGGCTATTTACAGAGCCTTAGCACTACGACATATGGAGCTACCTGTAGGTGATTTTATTAAAGATGCCCTTGCCACTGACGTACCAGAGATGGCACGGGAGTTGCTCATTTCCAATGTCAAGGATGAAGAGAACCACGACCTGGCACTTGGTTACATCGCCAATGCTTACGGAGTGGATAGCAAAGCCGAAAGGGAAGCAATTAAGCTTAGAGATGCGTGGACTGCGCATCCGGATCACACAATCCTCAAAGCGATGGTTGCCGAGCGTGCAATTTTCTTCGTTCTTTTGCCTTTCTTTCGGTTTAATGGTGACCCTGGAATGCGAACAGTATCAGCAGACATAAGTAGAGATGAACAAATCCACGTGGCCGCTAATAGTATTGTATGCAGCGAGCTGGGCCTCAGTGCCTCTCCTTCTCTTGATAAGTTGAGGAAGGCAACAATTAATTGGGTCATGGCACCCTTAGGTATAAATACTACCTCTAAATATTTGGACAAAAAATTCTGGCTGGATTCTAGTGATCGGCTTATGTATGAAGGAAAGGCTCCACAACTTTCTGACACACGTGCTGCACGAATGCCTGCCTTCTTTGAACACAGTAATGTCAACCTCCCCTCTTACGCTTGACCTTTTAGAAGTAAAAGGAATGCAAGCTAACGCAATGCTTCAACAACTAGACGAAACATTCCCACCGACTAACCCTAACCCAGAAGATTCAATGGAAAAGATTATGTATAGGTCCGGCCAACGTTCAGTTGTTGAGTGGATCGTTAATTATATGGAGGCTAACTAATGGCTCTTAAGTTTAATGAAGACCAGCTACTGAATTTAACAAATGATTTCTACGGTGGCTACAAGCAAGGAGAACGTGCACGCTATGAAATGCGCGGAGCTGGTGACGGCCGTGCCCTTAGGCAGACAGGATACTCTAACTATCTAGATACTAACTACTATAAGAACAATAAAAACTGGCGTGCTATTGGTGATGAACTAGGTATCAACATCAATAGTATTAATGATATTAGTCAGTTGTATGATTACTTTAATAAGAACTACCTAGGTGGTGGTAAGGCTCAAGGAGAAGAAGAAAGCTCTGGAGGTTCATCAGAACCTAAAGCATTGAAGCCAGGTGACCCTGGTTATACAAGTGAGCCTACTAATAACTATAACCCTGGTACTGGTGTCTACGGTACACCGGAAGGTGAACAGGTACCTCAGTATGACTACACTGGTTATGATGCTATGTCTATTGCTAACCAAGTCAAGAAGACTGGTAAGGTTACTACTGAATTCTTCAACCAAGCTTATGGACAGGATCCTGAGGTTGGTAAGAAGAGATTTGGTCATGCTGACCTAGAAGGTAACCTTGCTGCTGGTATCTCTGCTACTGATCTACTTGCATACTTTGATAGTAATAAGCAGGACACCTTGAATGAGGATCAGAGGAAAGGTAAGGGTGGTATCTATGACCAGGTAGCAGGCTTAGCAGAAGCAGAAGCACCATTGGATCTCACACCTTTACCTGGTGCTGGTGGTCCTGTAGGAAAGATGAATATCGCTCCTGCAATGGTAGGTAAGGGTGGTAATGCTAGTGGTGTCAGACCTAAACGTTCTAAAGGTTCTAGGTACGGACGTAACTCTGCAGGTACATCACAATTCAATCGGAAGAGCTTCGGTAATTCATCTGCTTCACCATTAACTATCGGAGGTCTTAACATCTAATGCACGCAAAAGAAAGGTACGATAAATTACAAGGTGATAGAACCGCGTTTCTAAATATGGCGCGACGGTGTGCTGACTTAACACTGCCTTACCTGGTCCGTGATGACATGGAATACACCAAGAGTATGGAAACACTCATCACTCCTTGGCAATCAGTAGGAGCTAAGGGTGTAGTAACTCTAGCTTCTAAATTGATGCTTGCTCTTATCCCTCCACAAACTAGTTTCTTTAAACTACAAGTGGATGAATCAGAACTCTCAAAGATGGGAGAGATGAGTCCAGAAA